TTCGGCTAGGACGGCACTATGGCGATTCCAGTTATTGCTGAAAGTCAAGTCGCGCAGCGGCCGCTCAGTCCGGTGTTCCAAGAGGCCGGGCAGATTACCCCGGAGAACTTCGGTGGGGGTGTAGGACGGGCACTAGCGGGGGCAGGGGCCGAACTTGGGCAGGTAGTCGCGAAAGAACGAGAGAAGAAAGCCCGTGTCGACGCGGCGGCCGCGCTGTTGTCATTCAGCAAGAAGCAAGAAGGTCTAGACGCGGAGACGCAGGCTGCCTTGAAGGCCTTATCGGCGCAGGCCGGGTCGACATTCGATCAAGACCTTCTAAAGCTCCAAGAGGGTTACGCGGACAAGGTGAAGGGCTTGCGGACGGAGAGTAGTCGGGGGCTAGCAGACTCTCTGGCAGCGACCACCTTCGAGATTCAGTCCCGGATACAGACCCAGGCCGCCACGCGTCGACTTGGGGCTCTCGCGCTGGAACAGACCGAGCAGCGCCGCAAGTCCATCGCAGAAGGTTCTTTGGCGCAGGCCGAACACGACGCAGGCCGGGTTACGGGCAATGTGGAGGTGGATGCCAAGAATCTGGGGGAGACCGCTATCGTGCATTTTAGGGCTGTGGAGGACTACCTCACCAGTATTGGTACCCCCAAGGAAGGTGTAGCAGCCGCGCGGGCCAAGGCCGAGGGGGCCATGGCCACAGCCGCTTTGAAGGCGTACGGGTCTAACTTCTCCGCAGGAATGGCATTCTTGAGAACCAAGATTCCTGGAACAGACACTCAGATTGGATACGACCCACAGAACCCGAAGGGCGAGTCGGTTCTAGACGGCGCCGAAACCGCACACTGGGAGCACGTGTTTACGGGGCACAAGAAGGAGAAGGTCGGGGCCGTACTCGGCGAGCAATTGTACCAGGAGAGTAGGAGTACCCGAGGGTTCAGTGTAGAGCGGAGACTATCGGAACTCTACAAGAGTGGGCTGTATTCACCGGATGAAATCGGCACGGCGAGACAGCAGTACACGAGTGCGGTAAGTGAAGGTAACCGACTGCATGATATCGCTCTGGGGAACACCTATGAGTCTGCGTACAAGTTGGTCACCACGAAATACGGCGGGGACATCGAGGTAGCACTTCGCAGTGGGGATTCAACGTTTTCCCGGATGTGGTCGGCACTAGGTCCACAGCAGGGAGCACTCCGGCTCGCTGTAAAAAAGCAGGAGGCGTATGACCCAACCGAACTAGCAGGGTTAGGACACGTGATCGATCTTACGCAGACCCCCGGTTGGACTCAGAAGTTCGCCAGTTTTCAGGATTTCATGGCGAAGATGCAGCCTTCGGTGGGCCAGAAGCATTGGCCGGCCGCGGTGAAACTGTACGAGTCGGACATAAAACGAGACACATCCCAAGATGTATCCTACAAGTTTTTCAAAGAACTCGTAGACATGAAAGTCCGAGTACTCACAGGATGGACGCACTCGGACTTCAGCAACATTCGGAATACCTGGGACAACGCCGAACCGTGGCAGCAATCTATCTACGTGCTAGTGTCAACTCAGGCGGAACAGGCGTGGATCTCTCGGGCACAGGCGAGGAAAGAGACAGCTGGGAAAGTGAGCGACGCGAGCTGGGCCTCCGACACGGTTAATGAGATCATCAAACAGGCGGAAACGACCCAGAAACTCGAAAAGAAGAAACGAGCGAGAGATCGCACACCAGCCGGGTATCTTGAGGTGGGCCCGGTTCCAAGTAGCGCCTTGGAGGTGGAGGCTAAACGTCGGCTAAGTACAGCACTTCCGTCGCCGAAGTCACAGGCTGAGTATGACGCGCTTCCAGCGGGAGCCTCGTATATACACCCGAGCGGTCAGATCCGCAGAAAGTGAAATAGACGATGGCCGAGAACGAGACCTGGGGAGCAAACGATCCGGTGGTGCCGAACCCTGAAGAACCGGCGTGGGGAGCCACGGACCCGGTTGTAACGTATGAAGACCGTGTGAAGGCGGTGGCCACAGAAGTCGCCGGAGAACTCGAGCCGGCGTTCAAGAATGATCTACGAGAGTCCTTCACAAATACCGCGGAGACCCTCCGGACACAAGCCGCATCAGGGGTGTTCTCACTCCGCATTCAAAATAAGTTGGACGCACAGCAAGAGGACCGGTACCAGGTTTTCGCGGCGGAGAACGCCTCAGTGCCTCCGGCACAGTTAGCAAAGGCGAGGCAACTGGCGATTGTGAAGCCGCAGTACGATATCGGGTACATTCTGAAAAACCTTCCGCAAATAGAGGCGGAGGTACGCGCCGAGAATATCCCGTGGGGGCTGGTGGCCGGGGAGCACCCTACTCTGGCGAAGTACCTACAGGACCCTTCAACGATCTCCCAGACACTCCAGGACACGGCCTCTCTTACCGGTATCCACAAGGCGGTTGGTGGTAACGTCATGGTGATGGGGCCGGACGGGGCGCCGATACAGAAGTTCCAGCTCCCCGGGTGGTTGATGGCCGCTAAAGATTCCGTGGTCAACAATATGGCGGGACTGTACGCCCAGTACGGAAAGTACTTCTACAGCGCGGTTTACGCCAGTCTCAAAAAATCCGATGATCCGTCAAAAGAACTGAAACGACTCCTCCCTGACATGGTCGTCGACGAGTTCCAGAAATGGATGCCGGAAGAGGAACAGAAGGCCCATGTCGAGTACTGGGCCAGACTGGCGGCAAAGTACAGCTCGGAAGCTACGCACTCCAAGGACTACCGTGGGTTTTTCGACAGCGACGCCGCGACATTCGCGGAGAAGGTGGGACGAACGGCCGAGTGGGGCGCGGAGATGATCTCGCAACAAGCCGGGATCTTAACTGTCATGGCCGGTGGGTACGTAGCATTGGGGATGAAGGGCGTTCTGCTGTTTAACTCGGCGTACTCGGCGATGGATATCTTCCCTCGTGCGCTTGAAGCGACTGGAGAACCCGGAAAAGCTATAGCAGTGACGGCCGCGGGCGCACCCCTGATGGGCCGGCTCATGAGCTGGAGTCCATCCGCGCGCGCTATCGGGGTGAATACGGAGTCTCTAGTACGCGAGCATGTGTCCCGTACGCTGGCGACCGCACTGGAGACCAGAGCGTACCCACTAATGGCCCGTAGTATCGTCCTCAAGGGTGGGTGGGACGTGGCGACCGGGCAGCTCGTTGTGGGACTTCAATCGGCTACGTCGGCGAGCATCGACCAACTGGCGCTTGGGTGGGGAGGTAAGCCCACGGATGCATCGGCTGTGAGGGAAGCATTCCGGGACGGCCTCACGAATATCGACATGATGCCTTTGTCGCTCATGGGGACCGCTCGTACGCTAGTTGCGGATGTAGGCCGGTCCTACAGAGCTCGAAGTATGGCGAAGTCGATTTCGGAGCTAAAGGAGCACCTAGAGTCCGCGAAGCTCCCAATAGACGACGTAGAGTTACATGAACAGCAGGTGAAGGAGATCGCGGCACGAACGGATACGCCGGCGTTTTACATACCTCTGGAGCGGTTCAATGAGGTGTTGGTCGCAGCGAAGTTGGACCCAAGAGAAATCGCGGCGCAGATAATCGGAGATCGCGGCATAGGATACGACCGGGCAGGTTCCGAAGGGGCTGTGAATCTGTCGGTCCCGATAGAGAAAATGAGGCAAGTCTTCGCGTCTGAACATCTCGGAGACTTGGCGATCAATGAAGGGCGCCTGGACCGCGACGTTCTTTCGAGGAAAGAGGCCCAGACTGCGGCCGGTGACTTCGCGGCGGTTTTTGAGGCGAACAGAAAAGCGGATCCTTCGAAACTCACGGGGGGCGACCGACGAATATACGAGTCGGTTATGTCTGTAGGAAAGAAGACCCCCGAAGAAACCGCACAGGTCTACGGGGTGATGAAGGCGGTGCAGAGTCGTCACCCCGAGTTTACAGTGCAGGAGATCCATGATGCTCTGTGGGGCCCGGCTGGGATCTACAGTCCATTGGAGGCTCGGGTCTCCGCTCGCAAGGTGTCCCCAGAGTCCGTGACGTTCACACACGATGCCGCCCCGCTTCGTATGAAGGTGGAAATCGACTCCAAGGAAGGTGAGTACCCGAACTCAGCGGTTGTCATCGGGTACGATATCCAAGTCCCGGCTGGGAGCAAACCAGGAGAGTACTCTAGGCTCCAGGAGACGTTACGGGGGAAGGGGTTCTCCACAGAGGTCTATCTGAGCGCGCTGGAGCATGCCAAGTCCGAAGGGCTAAACTGGGTCTCGGATAAGCTCCGCACACCAGAGACCGAGAAGATGTACGCGCGGTTGACGGCGCTTGGGGTCAAGGTGAATGTGATCCCAGATAAGGCCGCGGAACTGATGCCCGTGGAAGGAGAGGCCCCGGCGACTCGGTATCAGATTACCTCGGAGGCTCTGAAAGCTACGGACTTTGCCGCGATACGTAGAGGTCTTGCGGAAAAGTGGGGGGTCCCCGTTCGCCCGGAGGCGGTAGCAAAGACGGAGACTTGGGTCTCGGATGCGACACGAAAGACGGAGGCGGACCTCGGGGTAGACACGACGGCGGAGTGGGCGAAGGCGTTTAGTGACCCCAAACAGCAGGCAGAGTACACCGCGGCGCTCAAAGCCGCGCGTGAGGCTCTACAGGCCCGCGTAACACATGCCGTGACGAAGAAGTTCGACCGGAGCATCAAGAAGAAACTCGAGGAGCCCGATCTAGAGTTGCCCCTAAAGCAAATGGTGCTAGAGGACGCACAGTCCTTGGCGCAAGCAGCCATGGACGCGGCTCATAACGAGAAAACTCTAGCGCCGATGTTGTCGAGACTTCGCCGGCTGGGTGCCCAGATTGACCCACTACGAAAGGCTCGGTCTGTAGCGACAGAAAAGATGTGGACGGAGTTTGCGGAGAAGATTATCGAGACCCGAACTCTCCGAGATATCCGCCCGAGCGACTTCGTGAAGGCCGGGAAGCAGGCCGGGGAGCGCGCGCTCAAATCGTTTAGCGAGGGGGACATCGGCCGGGCTTTTGATGCCACAGAACAACAGATCCTTAACTACCATACGTATACGGCGGCTCGGCGGGCGGAGCTTCTTGTTGGATCGATGCACACGAAACTTGTAGTGAAGGCAGAATCCGATGGGGTCCGCTCCGCGCTAGGCAAAGCCGACCCGGTATACCGGCAGTTTCATGACGAGGTCCTCGGAGCTCTTGGTATCGGGGAGACCAAGGGAGCTCCGGAGACTCTAGACTTGTTTCTAGACCGAGTGGATGCGAATGTGCAGGCCGAACAATCCGCATCTGGACTAGACGGTGGTTGGGACCCCGTGGTCGTACGGGCGTTACTGTCGGGTACCAAGACGTGGAAAGATCTGAGGATCGATGAGGCCAAACAAGTTTTCCGGGCGATAACAAACATTCAGCACATCGCGGCTGCACGGACAAACGAATTGAACGCCCTTCGAGGCGCAGACCGAGCCGCACTCCTAGCCGACTCGGAGGCGTATCTCTCGCACCAAACGGAGCACCCAACATACCAGGACATTACCCAGGCCCCCGTAGAAGTTCTCAAGGCTGTGAAAGAAGGCACGGTGGGTGTCTTCGGGTGGGCCGGGGCGTATCTGAACGCCCCAAGAGTGATACTCGGGTTCTTGGGCAAACAGACCCAGGAGAAGCTGTATGGTGGGTTCATGGACGCGAGACTCCAGGAACAGCGCCTATTGGAGTCCGTCTATATTCCATGGAAGGAAACCCAAACGAAGTGGGAGAAGGACCCGGAGTTTTACAAACCTCTGCCAGGGTTAGAAATGAAACTCGGTATGGAGGGTATGATTGGGCCGATATCCAAGCACCATCTTATACAGATCGTCAAATGGATAGGGTCGGAGTCGGGGCGTAAGAAAGCTCTAAAGGGCTTGAACGTGCCGATTGACGCTGTTTTACAGGCGGCGGGAGAGCATCTCCGACCCGACGAGCTTGACAGTATCCAAGCTGAGCACAAACTCTTCGACGAGAAACTGTTCCCCATTAAGGCGGAGGCGTGGGAGCGTCGGAAGGGGCTCCCTCTGGAGAAGATCGCCCCATTGGGGTACGATATTACCTTCGCGGATGGCCGGACGATCCACTACGACGGCGGCTATTACCCAGTACACTGGGACCGTCGACCGGGTATCGAGAAGCAGACCCGGCCCGTGGATCCGAGCCAGCAGCCGACGATGTATCCCTCCGTACCCAGCGGGTCGTTCAAGGAGCGAACGGAGTTCGTAGGTACCCCCGACTTCAACTGGGACGCGATTCCTTCACATCTCTTGGCCGACATCCACAGCGTGGCTTTCGGAGACTTCGTGCAGGAAGCCAACCGGGTCCTGCTTCATCCCAGGATGCTTCGAAACATTCGGATGTACCTCGGAGAGGACTACGCGAACTGGCCCCGAGCTTGGCTCGAACGGGTGGCCCTGGAGTCGACGGGTTCGATGCCGGAGCACCTGGAGGGTCTAGGGCGGGCGGGGCGCTACGCCCGAAGCGCGCTCACGGTAGGCGCCCTGGGGTTCAACCTCCCGCTCCTAGCCGGAGACTTGGTACACCCAATGGCTACGGCCATGATGCGTGACGGCCTAGCCATGTCGGTCACGCACGCGGCGCCGGCGATGCTGAAAATAACAAGAGGAGCAGCCGCAGGACTCATGACGGGGGTTGACCCGGTGCACGCGGAAATACTCACGAAGTCTGAAGTAGTACGTCTCCGCGAGGATACCCTCCCTCAGAACATGCAGCGCTGGTACCACGGGACGTACCAAAAGGGCGCGGAACCCGGGTTCCTGGCTACGGCCGAACAGGTCCGAGACGCCGTGAGCAACACGGCTTTCTGGCATCTAAGGCAGTCCGACCGTCTGGTAACCGACATGATTTGGGAGGCTAAGTACCGTAGTACACTGGACAAAACAGGTAATGAGATCTCGGCGAGAAGAGCGGCGGACGAGCAGGTCTTGGCGGCGATGCCCGACTACAACGTGATGGCCGCCCCGTCGATTCTAGCCGAGAAAAACAACGCAATTGCGGCTACCTGCTTAGTTTTCCACTCCTACTGGAGTAAACTGCTGGAGATGACGAACGAGCAGCGGCACTTGAAGGTCCTACAAGAGGCCCCAGGTTCGTTGTCCAAGTCGGTGCAGGCCGCGATGTGGGCTGGACGGACAATGGCCATGCTTACGTTCGCCGTGGTGGGGGGCGACTTCATGCAGGGTCAGGGGAAGCAGGAAGACGAGGACTGGCAGACTTGGCTCGTTCGTAAGGAGCTCGCGGCCCCGGCCAAATTGTTCCCCTACGCGTCGCAGTTGACCCAGCCCTTCACGGATGCGCTCGTGCGAGGGGACGCACGGCCCCGAGATATCATGATGTCTAACCCGTACTTCGCCCCAATCGAGAAAACGATGTCGGCGGTCACGGGTCTGTTGAACGCCCGTAAGCCAGACGAGGACAAGATTTTTGGCCTAATTGGAGCTGGACTCATGATGGCCCGGCTTCCGTCTACGTCGGTGACGCGTGCGGCCGCGTACAATTACCACGTAATCTCAGGAGAAGAAACGCCCAAAGGAATTCTGGACTACCTTGGTCGGACGAGTTACGGGAAGAAAGCGGGGCGTTCGGCGAGATTTGGTGCCAGTACGCCTTTCACAGTCGTTGACGATCTAATGGAGGAGTGACTCATGAAGGTATGGTTCTCGATTCTGTTGTTGGTGTGGCTTGAGCCGGCACGGGCCACAGTAACTACTACGGCCAGCACGGTGATCTACGTCTGTAACGGGTCTACCGCCACGTTCGCCGTACCTTTCAGGTTCACCACGGCTTCAGATCTAGTAGTAGCGAAGATATATGTCTCCCCAGAGACCGTCACGACGTTGACCTACGGAACACACTACACGGTTTCCGGGGGCAATCCGACCGGGTCCATAACCACGACTCCAGCTGGGTTGTGCTACGCCCCATTCAGGATTCGTATACAGCGAACAGCGGCGACCACACAGACTACCTCGTTTTCCACCCAGGGCGCGTTCAGCCCAAAGGTACACGAGGCCGCGCTCGATAAACTCGCCATGGTCGACCAACAAATCGTCCGGGATTTGGCCTCCGCGGTGGCCACCGAGATCTTTGATGTCGCCGCTCTACAGGCCGCGGATGCGGCTACACTGGCCTCTACGCTCAACGCGGTAGCAGGCCTAAACGGCTCGGGGCACGCTGTGACCTCCACCTCAAGTGTCTTGGCCTACGGGTCAACTACGCCCCGAACATTGGCGGCACGGATGAACGAGGTCGTGAACATCTATGACTACGGCGCGACCTGTACGTACAACCCGGTTACAGGGGTGGGCCCGAGTGACCGCGTAGCGATTCAAGCGGCTTTGATAGCCGCGGAGGGTCGCTCTTTGTATATCCCAGCGAACCCCGGAGGGGCCTGTTGTATGGTCGAGAAGTCGCTTCGAGTCCCCTCCAACATCAAGATTTACGGCGATGGACCTGGGTCGTGTATAGCTGCCACCCGGTACGGCTGGTACGTACGAGATGAGGCCGGAATAGGGTGTCAAGATCAACAGAACTACGGGGTTCTGACTGTTCTGTGCAAGACAAATGTTGAGATCACTGGTCTGCGGCTCTACGGGGCGAAAGAGACTACCGATATAGACTTCGAGCACTCCCCGCTGCTCATTGACTCCCAAGGTTCCACCAATCTTCGTGTTCACCATAATACCTTGGAGCACACGCACTACTCCGTATTGTGGGGCGCTGACAATGTAAATTTCATGTTTCATAACAACTACATTTATGACGCGGCGTACGTCGAGCAGAGCGATTTGATGGGCAATACAGGCGGGGGGGTTGTGCAGGTCGTAGGCGAACATAGTACCTTCACAGACAATACTTTCTGGAAGGTAGGCTATGGTATTTCCGCTACATCGGAATACGCGCTTATAACTGGGAACCAATTCTATGACTACCAAGGCTTTGGTGTGTTTATTGGGGACGCGCTAAAAGTCAGGGAGGGACTGGTAGCGAATAATATCTTCGAGACAACCCCGTTATTGGTTCCTGTAGGCGGAAGGATTTCGATCCCCACGGCGATCTTCGTGGCGAACGCATCGGACCCTTGGCACCACTTAGCCTCGTATAAAAACACGATAACAATCGCGAACAATAAGATCCGCTACACCGTAGATAATGTCCTAACGGGGTTCTGGGGGATTTCTGTGAACGGAGTGGACGCGCTTGTCCGCGGAAACTCGGTTGAGATCGACGTTAAAACCGACCTCAGTGCCGGAGCGTCGAACAATTTTGTCGGGTATCGATGGACCCAAGCAGATGTCGCTCCGTTCATTCAGTCCGAGGGGAACCTGTTTCACGCCTACACAACCAATACGGCCCCGAATTTTGCTACGGCTTTAGGCGTCGTAGCCTTTTCCTGGGACGGCTCCCCCGCTTTGACGGGTGGGGGTGCCACGATTTGGTCTATGAATAACGTCATACGCGGAGTGCCGGCGACATCCACGGCGATTTCCGAGGGATATGGCGGGCCGGGGCAGAGCCCTTTGAAGGCCTACCATTTCAATGACTACGTAGAAACTGGGGCCGTATTGATCGGGTCGCAGTCCTTGCCCGACCGAGACGCCCCGATTGGTGCCTGCTACAATTCGGCAGTTCACGCGGTAGACTGGCAGTCCTGCGGTATCACGCATGGAAACGTGGGGTTCGACAGCATCACCTACTCAGGGACGCTCACCGCGACAAACGGGGTGGTCGTATTGCCGGTCGGGGTGTACTTCAACGCGGCTGCGGGTGTGTTCTTCAGATACCAGGAGAACGGAGTACCGAAAACTGAGTTCCAAAATGGGGTCATCTACTCCCAAAAGATGTGTATGGGAGTAGGCACCGGATGGGGATGGGGCGGGCCATGTTGGTCTTACGGGTCGGGTGCTCCATCAGCAGCAGACGGTGAAGGTTCGGTGTATTCTAGAACAGACACGGGGACGATTTACGTGCGCCACTTAGGCGCATGGTCTCTAGTTACCGCGGTTCCTTGAGGAGGATGTCTTGCGGAAATTCCTGAAGCCGTTCTTGGTTGCACTCGCGCTGTTCCCTCTGGCTACCCTCGGGCAAGCGGTAGGCTCGGGCCACATCGATATCAGTCTCAGTGACACGGCGGATACCTTCACAGCCACCGCTCCTAGCGGGACCGCGGGCGTCTCGCTGTCTCACAACGGCGCTCGGCTGGACGTCGGAGAGGGCGCCTCGGACTACTTCTCCAGCGACGGCACCACCATCACCACCCCAGGAGCTTTCGCGGCTACGGGCGGGATTACTGGGGCGGTTACTGGGAATGCCGCTACCGCTACGGCGCTGGCGGCGGACCCCACGGACTGTTCTTCAGGCGAGTACGCCACGACCATCGCGGCAAGCGGTAACCTCACCTGTGCCACCCTCTCCGGGGCCCTGGCCGGAAACGCGTCTACCGCGACGGCGCTGGCGGCGAACCCTACGGATTGCGGCGCGGGCGAGTACGCCACAACCATCGCGGCGAGCGGTAACCTCACATGCGCCACCCTCTCGGGAGCCCTGGCGGGTAATGCCAGCACCGCGACGGCGCTGGCGGCGAACCCTACGGATTGCGGCGCGGGCGAGTACGCCACAACCATCGCGGCGAGCGGTAACCTCACGTGCGCCACCCTCTCGGGAGCCCTGGCGGGCAATGCCAGCACCGCTACGGCGCTGGCGGCGGACCCAACAGATTGCAGCGCGGGCGCGTACGCCACGACCATCGCGGCTAGCGGTAATCTCACCTGCGCTACGGTGGCTGTAGGAGAGGTCACCGGCGCCGCGCCGCTTGCAACTCCCACGTTCACCACGTCGGCCACGGTCCAAGGCTCCGCCTCTGTGAACGGGGTCACCTCCACGGCGCTGGCTACCCCCGTAAACTCGGCGTTCTCTCAGACGGATACGGGCGGCACCCTGCTCGACTCGACTACGTACTACTACCGAGTCGTGGCTACCACAGCCGCGGGCGGGGTAACCTTGCCGAGTACCGAGACCAGTCGAGCCACCAGTGGAAGTGGAGGTAACGCGCACACCGTGGTGACCAACTGGGCCGCGGTTACCGGCGCCTACTCCTACAAGGTGTACTGCCGAGCGACCAGCGCGGAGCAACTATGTGCCACGATCGCGGCTCCTACACTGACCTGGACGGATACAGGGGCCGTGTCCCCCTCGGGAGCCCTGCCGACTCTGAACACCACCGGGCGACTATCCGCGCCGTACTTGGTTATAGACGCCCCGGCGACGACCTCTCCGTTTTCCGTCAAGATTAACGGTACCGCCAAATTGTCCATGGATACTGGGGGCGGCATCCTTACCGGAAGTACGGTCACCATAGGAAATGGCGTACTCGAAGCAAATACGGCGACCCAGTTACTCCTTCGAGGAAACACCGCCGCCACCGGGGGCAGTGTGGCGATCACGAACGGCACCACCGTGACCAGCGGTATGATCGCCACCTTCTCTCCAGACAGTAATGTGACCCCAGTTTTCGGCGTCTACTTCGACGGCTCAATACGGCTTAAGATCGTGCCTGCTCTAGCCACCTGCGCGGCCGGCATCGAAGGACTTATAACCCGGCAGAAAGGCCTCGTCTCCGGGGTCCGTACCACGCTTTGTATGTGTACCAGTGATGGTGGCGGCACACCGGCGTACGCCTGGAAGAACGTTACGGCGCTGTTCCCCAATGAAGCCGCGTCGATTGGCGACTCCACCACCTGCCCGACGCCATAAGGAGACTCCAATGCTCAAAACAGTGCTCGCCGTACTGACTCTGCTCGTCGCGACCCCCAGTTACTCCGCTTGTGTCTGGTCCGCTACGACTACCTGGAGCGCCAAAGTAGTCTGCGACTCCGGCACCGAAGCTGCCCCAACACTCATCACCGAAGGAATCTCCCTAGTGAATCTTCGGTCGTTGTCGATCTCCATGGTGGCTGATAGCGGCCAGACGTTCACGGCGGCCCCCGCTGGGATGCTGTGGTTCTACGTCTGGGACGATGTCGCGGAGATGTGGATCCACTCCACAGACTTCGACCGTCGTGTGACGAACGCTTCGGAGCGCACCCAGGGCTTCACCGGTTTGTCTATCATTGGGCCCCGTGGAGGCCGGGTAGCCGTCCGGCCTGTCGGTATTTCTTTGAGTAGTGGGAAGGTCACCGTCTACTTGAACGGCCAATCATGACCCCGATGTTTACCTACCGGCAGCGTTCCGGCGAGCTCCTACGTGAAGGGGTAGTGGTCGGCACGGGGTACTCCGGCCGCGAGCTTGGAAAGAACAACCCCAGTTTCCAAGGCGTCAAAAACACGGGCCCTATCCCTCGGGGCCTGTGGCATATCGTCGGCCCACCCTTCACCGGTCACGGTCCTTACGTGCTCAGACTGGTACCCGGGAACAACACCGAGACCTTCGATAGGTCCGGGTTCCTCATCCATGGGGACTCACTACAGAAACCGGGTACGGCCTCCCAAGGGTGCATCGTCCTGCCCCGGCATGTCCGAGAGCTGGTGTGGGCCAGCGGCGGAAAGGAGCTGGAGGTGGTAGAATGATCGGCCTAAGCCGGGCGGCGTTCATGTCAGTCTCCATGGCGCTAGCCGCAGCCACCGGAGACGTGTTCTCCATCGGACTAAGTGAGGGTCGCGTGGAACTCGTGATGTTGTTCACCACCCTGGTAGGGGGTGTGGTCGCCGCGGTCGCTTGGATTGACCGCCGTATCAAGGACCAGATCGTAGCCCACGCGAAAGACGACGCTCACCGCCATTCCATCATTCTACGAGAACTCGCCCAGATTCGAGAATGGCTGAAGTTCAACCACCCACGAAAGGACTAGAAATGGCCAAGACGCTAGGAGGTCTCGCGGAAGTCCTGCACCAGCGAATCCTACGAAGCTGGAGAACAACCCTCATCGGCGTGCTCATCGCGGCATGCGGCGCCGTCATCGACTACTACATCGACTCCCCCGATAAAACCGTGTCCGCCGTGGCCGGCGTACTGGGCACTCTGCTCGTACTTGTACGAGAGTCGGCCGTCAAGCACGGCATTCCTTTGGAGCCCCCAAAGGGTTTCGCGCGCGTACTCGTTCTCGTTTACCTGGCGGTAGCCAGTGCCTTGTGTCTGAGCTGCGCCACGCTTAGCGGGGCGCGCGCGTCCGCCTGTATCGAGACTGGAAAGTACGTGGTCATCGGAGGCCAGCGCTGCACTGGGCTTTGCGTAGAACTCGGCCCTGTGGTCTCCGTCCAGCTCCAGTGCACCCCGCTTATCACAGAGGGTCGGCGGGTCACAGCTCGTGGTACCAGCTTCGATGGTCTTCGGCTCAATTTGGACGCGGCGAAGAGCCTGGACCTCGTGGAATAGTTTGGACCCGGAACCCTGTTACCGGCAGGCGTGCTACCCGCCGGTCTCCACCCGCTCCAGGGTCAGCGGGCATAACAGGGAGACCCTAGCCCCTCCCCGGTTGCCGGGGAGGGGCAGTTCTTTATGGGGCCCGTTCCGGTGGGGCGCCCGTTTCGGTGGACGGCGCGATCCGTAGCATGGAGCTAACACACCCCGGAGTCTGGAGCATTCATTTGGCCCCCGTAGGAGACTCGAACTTGAACTCCAATTGCACCGGCCGCCATTTCAGCGGGTTCAACACCCTGGAAATCGCCTCGGTACCTACGTGGTACCACCGCGCAATAGCGCCTATCGGCACGCCAGCTTCATGAGCGGAGTATATCCGGCTGCACTCCGAGATCGTGAACTTCTTAGCTTTGCGGCTCACTTGGACCTCCTAGATGCGTACGTTTTAAGAGCGGTTAACAGATCTTTTTGTGTCCTAGATTTCTGCATCAGAGTACTAGCGATCACCTCGTCGATTGTGTTTTTGGCGATGATATCGTGGCAGACCACCGCCGCCTTCTGCCCCTGCCGGTGCACCCGCTGTATGAACTGCTCTCTGACCTCCAAGTCCCATGTCTGGCCCGCGTTGATAATCGCGGCGGAGGTCCCTTGCAAGTTGAGCCCGTGGGCTACGGATTGCGGCTGAGCTAGCAAGACGGGGATGGCCCCTCGGTTCCATGCCTCCTCAATCGCGCGGAACTGCGTAGTAGAGACACCCCCGCCGATGTGTGGAGTGCTCGCCCCTAACCGTTCCTTGAGCCGCTCCAGGTCATGCGCGTACTCGTATGCTATCAGAGCCGGCTGCCCATTGAGCTCCTCCACCAGATCTTCTACGGCGTCCACCTTCGCGGAATGGATATGCGACCAGGTCTTCCCTCCGTCATGGTAAATCCCACCATTAGCGATCTGTCGGCATTTCATCGTAGCTACTCCGATGTTAACCGCCACAATGATGTCCTCGCGCACAGCAGTCAGTAATTGGGTCTCCATCTGTCGGTAGATCGCCAGGGCTTCTGGTGGAAGTTCTACCTCCACTTTGTTGTAGATCAACGGGGGGAGTTCCAGATAATCCCCCGCCTCCATTCGAAGCGACAACGGCCGGAGCTTTTCGTATATCAGTTCCTCGGACCCGCGCCGGGGGAGCCAGTCGTAGCCGACTTGGTCGAAGTAGTTCAGTCGGTAGTGTGTGATGTACGTCCCGAGGCTGTTACCCAGGTCTAGGATGTACACCTGCCCGAAAAGATCTAGCAGTCCGTTAGGCGCGAAGGAGCCTGTAAGGATATACCTACGGTTAAAATACGGGAGCAACGGCTTCAACACCTTAAACCGCTGCGTGTTCGTGTGTTTGAACTTGGTACTCTCGTCTACCGCCAGGATATCGAAGTGCCGGTCTCTAACCATCTTCGCCGCTTCCCGGCTGAACCATGCGAGACCCTCGGGGTTCACCAAGTAGACATCCGCATCCGACCTGAGTCGAGCGTTCTTCTTAGGACCGTGCAATACGGCCACCTTCAGGTCCTCGAAGTCCGCCCACTTGGCCACCTCACCAGGCCAAGTGGACTGCATCGGCCGGCGTGGCGCAATCACAAGCATGCGCCGCGCCATGCCGAGTTTACGTAGGAGCTTGAACGCCGCGAGCATGATGCTCGTCTTGCCCAGCCCGGGGTCAAGCAGTAGAGCCATACAGGACGAGGAAATAACGTGCTTGATCGCGCGCTTCTGGTATCCGTGTGGCTTGTAAGGCAGGCTCACAAGTAGAACCCTAGGGCCGCGTCGACCAGGCGCTTGCCCACCTCGATGTTGTCGCACACCTCGCAAGTCACCCCCGCGGATTGCAGCTGCACGAACCTGTTTGCTTGCAAGGCAGTCAGGGGCTTACCCGGAGCCTTGAACTCCAACATGAGCACGGAGGTGGCCCCCCAGCGCTGCGCGAAGATCTCATAGTCAGGCCACCCATTCGTGCCATACCGACCCCCTTGAACCTTGCGGTAGACGCACTTCACATCGGGGTGCTCGACCAACTGTCGCTTCAGGTACTCTATTACCGCGGTCTGAATTTTCTTTTCGGGGCCCATACTGTAGATCCTTATAGAGCAGGACAAGTGGTGCTAGTGCCTACGGATGCCGCTTCATTAGAGAACCCCGCGGCGACGTTCTTCCAGGCGTACACTGGCGTGCTCCTTCCGTCACTGACGTGGCTGCACACGCACTGCATGGCCCAAGTCGAGTACCTCCCCCCTTCAGTACCGACTTCACAGATGCCTACCGCGTGGTCTCTCTTCTTTAGAAACTCCGATTCCGCGCCTTTTTCTGGAAGCTCCGACCCCGCGCCCGCCCAGATTGAGACTAGTATTACTGCTAGTGTTACTATTAGGGCTCGGTTTAGCCCCCCGGTGGTCCTTAATACGGGCATGGTCCACCGGCACCCTTTGCGTACGCGCACCACCGGCACTTCGGGTTGCTCTTCGGCAGGAAGGACGTGTCGTTGAGCATGGCGGCGGTCTTGTTCTCCCACACCCGCTTCTCGGCCTCAACGCCATCTCTTGCGAGGTCGCACTCCGGCCGGGAAACCACAGGGTCCAGGTCCGAAGCGCAGTCCGTGAAGACCAGCTGTGCCGTGGCCTTCTTCAACGTGGGGAACGCGCACAGGGCCGCGAGTGTATACAGTCGGAGCTGCCCGTCGTACTTCTCATCTGCCTTGATGGCTCCGGTGTTCTTGTCCACCCCGCCCGTCTTCCAGTCGATCACCAGCGCGGAGGAGGCTGTCTTCTGGTGGTATACGTCGAGCTTCGCCCGGCACCACACGCGCGGGGAGAACCTATCCCCAAGAATACTCCAGGAGGAATCGAAGTTAAGCGCGAGTTCCACCTTGACTCGGCGCTTGTCGGCCGCTTTACGCAGGTCCGCCGCCAACTTCAGTACTACCGGATGCTTCACCTCTGGGTGGACTACTGGGGACACCCCCAACACGTATCGCTCCAGGCTTAGGCCGATAGCGCTCCCCCGGGCGAGAGGTGCCGCGAGATCGATAACCGACTTACAGGTGCCGCAAACCTCGGGGCGGTCGTACCCACCCGTCAGTCGGCCCTTAAAACAGCGGGGGCATAACTTCGTAATGGCTTTGTACTTCGCGAATGCGGGGCAGGTCGCGTAATCCGATAACCTCGACGGACTCCAAGCTGTGAACTTCGTAGGTTCTGGGCGCATCAAGCCTTCTCCTTTTCTAGCTGGCCCCAAGACGGGCCGTACTTCGCATCAGTTAACATCGGGATATCAAACTCCACAGACTCCATCGCTTCTCGTAGCCGCTCGCTCTCCGCCTTCGCCGACTGTTTGGGAACCGATAAGTTGATCTCGTCATGTACCGTGACGAGCATCCGACCAGTCTTTCGTAGAGCGTGCCAGCGGATAATCGCCTCCTTAGTGCAATCCGCCGCGGAGCCTTGAATCAGGGTGTTCAAAAGCCGGTACTCAAATGACACCAGCCGGTCGTATTTCTTCGAGTACGCCGCTGGTTCACAGAAGTATTCTCTGCCACCCCAAGTGCGTAGAGGTTTCCCGGTCTTCCCTCGGTACTTGAGTTCTGCTTGGAGCTCCGCGACACCAGGTGCCGCGAGCTTCGCGGCCTCGCGTAACTCCTTGGCTACAGAGATCTCTACGTGCGCCATCTCCGCGAGTTTCGGGATTCCCGTTCCGTAGCAAATGGCGAAGTTAATCGCCTTGACGAGCCGCCGAGAGTACTCCGTACCACAGATATCTTTGATCCTCGCCTGCATCAGATTGTGGTAGTCGATCCGGGGGTTGCTCAGGTAGGACTGTCTCAGTGCCCCGTCCTCGTAGTGGGCCAGTATGCGGAATTCCTGCTGGTTGTAGTCTCGATGCACGAATACTTCACCCACATCTGGGAGCAAATAATCTCGAACAAGTGGGAGCTCGGGGACTTTGAGCGCTTGGGGGTGCTCGTATCCGTCGCCCTTATCCAAAAAGTCCTTGGAGATATTTTGGAACCTTGAGCACGACAACCGCCCAGTGCGCGCACCACAGCTGTCCCCGGTATCTCGCTGGCGTTTCACCTGGTTCCACTCGGTGTAGACTAGGCCACCATTCGCCCGGGCCATTTCCAACCACGGCTTCAAGTTCAACGACAACACCGTTTGGAGCCGGCCTCTATACCCCAGCACGCGGAAAACTTCCTGGTCCGAGAACCTCTCAGCCTTCAAGTTCTTCCGAGCCATTGACTTCTGTGGCGCGCGTCTCTCCCCGCCAGCCGTCCACGCCCACGAGGTCACAACCCCAGCGCTGTTCAGAGCTTCCGCCACCTGTGCGTCCGCGTCCAGGTTCAGCCCTGGGGCTTTGAGCCGTTCTCGTAGCCAGTTATCCGCCAGGAGACTGGCCTGTTCGTACAAGGGCACTTGGATCTCAGCCTTAGCCACATCAAACCGGATGCCGCGCCGCTCGTTGTCCAACAAGAGGGGCATAAGTTTGCGTTCCCGGTCGTACGCCGGGCCGGCTGTGCGCTTTACTAGGTGCTTGTACAGCTTCCATGCACGCACGACATCACCAACCGCGTACTTGCCCACCAACCCCCCGGGTGCCTGGCAGATGTTTGCCCCCGCGGCCTTCTCGCCCCGGATGCCCATATGGTCCGCGAGCCATGCTGCTACAGCATCGCGTTCGTCAGGCTTCAGTCCTAGAAGTCGCTCCGCACTCGGCTTCAGGGCCAGCGTGTCGGAGTTAGGGTCATGTAGAAACAGCATGTACATCGAATCGTGTACTCGGTCCCAGCGCGGCATAGGGAGCTCGAAATGAGTCTCTGCCACATCAAGATCGAACTTCGCGTGGTGGAAAAGTAATTGGTCGTTCCCAGCCCAGATCTTTTCGAGAAGCTCCCGTGCAGCCCCCTCGGTGCTGTTGTTCTCTGTAGGATGCCCCCACGCGTAGTATTTGGGGCGTCCACCCGGTAGTTGCACCGCTACCCCCACAGGCTTAGGCGGATACGCCGGGCGAGCTTCGATCCCCTTGGTCTCAAAATCGAGTACGACTATACCCATTGGTTACCCCAAAGAAGGAAGCCGCGCAGCAGTCCCGTACGCGGCTCCCGGGCCAGTCATTTCAGATACGTATCGTGCTTCTTGCCCTTGTCCATCGCGGCGTACATGGCCGCCATTTGCGCCTTGGCTGCCCGCGCGGAAAGCGGCTTCTTCGAGTGCTTCTTCCCAGTGCCCTGGGTCACTACCACGTAGCCACCCGCTACCTTTTTGAGCGCGTAAGGCATCAGAACTTCCGGGCCCGCGCCGACTTCGGTGGAGTCTTGGGAGCGGTATCCTCCAGTGCCGGATACGGCTGAGTGAGCTCATCCACCGCGGATACCCGTTTGGTCTTGATTACTGCGTACACGGCCGGCGACACATGCGCCCCTGCGGTGAAGGTTAGCGCGAACCCTCCACCCTTTGTCGGGGGCACGATACTGATGCGTGTCAGAACGGCGCGGAATGTGAGACCCACGTCGGCGAGCTGCGCCACATATCGCCCCCACGCCTGGAGCGAAGTTGGAGGGATGGACGCCATTTTCACTTCAGTTGTGAGCAGGGACTCCGGGTTCGTGTCTCCCACAGCGCAAAGGATACGAACCTCGTCCTTGCAACGCTTGCCCTTGCCGGCCGAGCCGTCAGCCATCACGGATGTACCGAACCGGTTTTGGACACACCCCGTGCACTGCTCATGTTGCCTGGAGGGGGCGGCCGCGTGTGGCACCAGGCCCGCGGAATCATCCACACTGAACCCGTAGCAAGCGGGCGATTGGGGCTTCCCAGACACGTAGGCCCCTGGGTAGTACGCCTTTCCGTGGACGGCCTCGATGATTACAACATCGATGGACGCCCCTACCACTTGGTCGTTGACCTTGATGGTTCCGGATTCGAACGAAATCCGGCTCGCACCTGGCTGCTTGAACTTCGCCACGTCCGCTCGGGCATCCGCGGCCAGCTCCGCTTCATACTCCGATAACGTGATATTACTGGGCTCCGCCTTCGCCAGAGCTACGACTCCCGTTTTCGCCATTGGTTACCTTTTTGTGAGAGACAGATCTTCCGATTGGAACACTTCCACACCCGGTACGGTCACACCAGCCTCGTACCGTTCCAGAAACGCGGCCCTACTGATGCGCCGCTCGAAAATCTCGAACGCGCCCGTCTTCTCGACCCACTTGTAGAGCTTGCCCCAGTCAACAGGGCGAGGACTGAGCTTGACCTGCACTGCGGCTGTAGCGGTGGACCCGCTACCCTGTTCTAGTTTCGCGGCCTTGAGCTCCGTTATGATGGCCTGCTTCACCTCAAGTTCCTGCGCCTTGAGCGCCGATATTTCGAGGTCGAACCCGCGCTCTTTCTCAATACGCTCGGCGCGCAGTTTGTAGACGAGGTCTATACGGGCCCCCAGTGTTTTTGGAAGTTTCAGCATGTCTTCCCTTATGACACCGTAGAGTCAGGGGCGGCGACTGGGGAAGTCTTCGTAGCTGGAACCTTCTTGGCCGGGGACTTCTTGGCCGGGGACTTCTTGGCCGGGGACTTCTTGGCCGGGGACTTCTTGGCCGGGGACTTCTTGGCCGGGGACTTCTTGGCCGGGGACGTAGCCTCGGCGCGGGTTTTCAGAACCGCCGCGTGCCGCTTGAGCGCGTTGTGCCGAGAGATCCCCATCCGGATAATCCGGTCAAGCGCCGCCTCTACAGAACAACCCTGCCGCGCGGCCAGCTCCTCCATCGGACCACGAAGGTCGTCCTGGAGTTCGATCTTTGCCATTTGTACACTCCTTGTTACTGGGTAGGTATTGAGCCTAGCACACGAACTTGATCGGCGCAACTACCTGCGGATTCTTTTCCAGAACTCAGGTGGGTCAAACGCTAATTTCACGTCCCGAAGAAACTCCTCTTCGGGTCTCATAACCCACAGCACAGGCGGTTGATACGGCGATATCCATGCGTCCACCCACGTAATCACCTCCCCCGCGGCGTGCACCTCCGACCCCCACGTCACGACCGCTTCGTGCGGCCCAGCGTGGTTCTTTTTTCGCGTGCACCGGGGGATATCTCCAGGTTTACTACACAAACATCGGCGCATCGTGTCCTCCTCCTAATACTTTGTCACGGCTTCTGGCCCAAAAAAGGATTCAAAGTGCTCCGCGGCTAATCTGGGGCTCGCCGCCAGCCATTTCTGCGTGTCCCTTACGGCGAACAGCCGCACTACACCCGCGGATGTCCGTATCGGTTCCCCCCCGTTCACACGCCGGAACCCAGCTCGGGCCAACTCTCTGGAAACGCCGTTCGATGTCACCCGCTTCGCACCGTCCGGGTCATACGCCCGCAACAACATCGCGGGGGTGAACAACCCGCAGTCTGCCGCAGGCCGAGACCCTAGAGGTTTGAGACGTGTTACCGGGTCTTCCCGTAATTGGGCGCACCACATGCCTAGGTCAGATTTCCCGTCCAGCGTCATCATTACTTTGGCTCGTGTGGTAGGCGCGCGCTCTCTAGGATTGAACCCAGTTAGGTCTACTCGTAGTAGATGGTCAAACAAGGCCGAAGCACCTGGCCCCGCGTAGCTCCCTGGGGCGCCTTCCCCGTGGAGCCAGTTATGACAGGACTCGTAGAACGCCCGCGGGGCTGGGTCCCCCACTACTTCGTGCACGAAGTACCGTCTGTCCGTGTCGTCCATGAACAACGAGTCGGGATGGTTCGAAGCTAACAGGTAGTTCACATGGTCCGTCAAAACATACTGGGGCACGTACTTATCGTTGATCTGAATGGTCTGCTGGGTAATGAGCCCTTTAAGCCAGTCCGAATCGATTCGGGCGTCTGCCCCCGAGATCTCATCTCCATACACAAACTGCCGGTTTTTCGCCCAGCCGTTGAACCCCCCGCGGAGATCCTTATTCTTGATCTCTACGGCATTCTTACCGTAGATGCCCATCAACATATACGCGGCAAGCGTCTTTCCCGTGCCGGTAGCCCGGCTCCACAGCAGTGCGGCCACGTAGTGCTTGCTACCCGGGTACTGAATTGGGTACGCGCACCATTGCTCGAACCACTTTAGCTGCTCTGGAGCGGAGCGGAATAGGTACTCAAGTAGCTCACACCAGGGGTCCACACACCCCCGCTCCGGCTTGCACCCCCAACCCGGCCATAGGTTCCAACAGTTGTCTACCTCTTGCGCGCCTCCGGGCGTGTAGACCAGCTTATCTACGGACGGTCGGCACTCCCACTCCAGCCATCGGCGCGCCGTGGACTTCTTGGCCCGCTTGACCGCACCGTCCTTCGACACCACGCTCTCGATATGCTGCCAGTGCGAGTAATGATGCGCCACAAATTTCCCCGGGTCTAATCGCTGGCCTGATGCTCGTACTATCACTAGTCCTGGGTCCGTCACGTACACAACTTCCTCGTTCATCCGCCACAACGCGTCCGCCTCGTCGAGCCGCGCCGCGTCCGCTATTAGACCTGGGAGCCCGTCTACCCCCGCCCCCAAGATGTAGTCGTCGAGGCCCTGTTTCGACCCGTCCAACTTCGGAGGTAATGAGGCAACGGCGACTTTCGCGCCTCGTCCGGCAAGCTCCTTCGCCAGTTGCCTCTGCGCCCGAACCACATTCAGATTCGTAGCCGCGTCCGAGTCGTAGATAATCGTCACCTCGCGGCCGCGCCAAACCACGAGCTCCAAACTTGGAAGGAGCGAGATCCCCCGCTTGCTGGCGCGCCACACGTCCACCCCGCCGAGTCCGATACACGGCCACCCCGCCGCCGTGGCCGCCGCCGCCTTTTTCTCGCCTTCCGTTATGAGCAGGGGCCGGCTCGGGTCCGCAAGAAGGACCTCCCAAGCGTGCTCCCCGAGAGGCGCGAAGTAGACCTCGCTCATGGACTTCGGGGGCTGTGCGTATCGCTGGGGCTTCGCAACGACGCCCGCGAAACCTGGCAGATTCTCCAGGTACCGTATCCGGTGGAACTCGGTTTGCTCCCCCTTGATGTCGAAGTAGGGGATCAGCAATGCCGGCACGGCGTGATAGCTCGCGTCCAGCTCCTTAGTCTCCTCCCCAGTCAAGGCCCGAAAACCCAGGCGCCGTGCAGTCTCGTCTGTCAGTCCCGAGGCTCGCCAGTGTTCTTGCGCGAGTTCTCGGGGGCTGGTCTTGGTGGTCTCGGGCATTAACGCTCCGTTCCGTATCGAAGCCTGCACCCTACTCCAGTATCTACAGGATTACGAGTTCGCCGCGAGGTCCGCACTTTCGGCCCTTGGATTTCCGCTGTACTGGCTCGGAACTTGCAATCTTAGGCGGGGTCGCGACCACAGCCGCTCGTGCAGCTTTTTGGCTCTTCGGCAGGCGCTCGGGGTCGAGCTGTGCGTATAGAATACCGTCGAGTTCAAAGATCACGGCGGACTGGCCGGCTACCTGTTGTCTGAAATACAGATACTTGGCTCTCGCTACCCGCTCGGCGTCTACGCTCACCTCCAGATAAGCCGCACTGCCAGGAGTCAGGCGCCACGCCGGGCCTACCCGCATGCGGTAGTTCTGACACGTGTGCGCGCAGCCATCTGGTACGTGTTCGCCTAGACCTTCACAGGCAACCATTGGAAAGCCTCCGCGCTCGGCTACGTAGAACCGCCAAAATGGAGCGGATGAACGCCCGGTCGGCGGAGTCGAACGCCTCATGGCGCCGGTCGGCCACCTCCTGTGCAGACTGAAGTGATACGGTCTTGCCTGTCATCTCACTGTAGTACGTGTTCGCCATGTGGAGCTCGGCCTGTCGCACCTCACAGACTTCCAGAATAGCCAGGACGACATCGGTATCTAGCATGCGTGCGCCTCATCGACTTCGTAGGCCATGGAGCCGTTCAGGTCGTTCCATATTTCGATCGTAGTGACTCGTACCAGCTCCTCCACAACCTGTAAGTCCCCCACGCTTCCCAGGTACTTCCATTGCCCGTTCGCGGCCTGCCCAATAACCGCCCCATCATTTCGAATCCGGGCCGTACGATTACGTAAGAGTTTCGTCAGTACCGGGTACCGGTCCTCGGCGAGTAAAGCGCCCATTGTGTTTCCTTTCTGTAAAGTTGGTCAAATTTACTGCTCTACCGGAGACAGCCCGAGCCGGGTTGGATTACCTCCTCGACAGTCCCCCGAGGCACCTTCAGCCGGTGGGCTATGACTGAAATCGGACTGCCGCGCCCGTATAGCTCTCGAATCGCCACCACCTCCTCCGGTGACGCCAGTCGTCGAGTCCTGCGACTGGCCTTAACTACACCCAATACAGACCGCAGGACCTTCACGCTGGTACCGAACATTTCAGCAGTTACCGCCTGAGTAACCCCTTCGGCGAGCCTCTCGGCCATCCGGGTGAGTTCTTTCGGGGTGAATTCTTGCCTAGAGCCTCGATGCGCGGTGTTCTTCATAGGTCTCCCGGGAGTCCCTGCCCCAAAAGCCCGCGGATGCACTCCGGGCTCTCGGTCACTGTCAGAGTCTCACTGTTCGTCAGACACACTAGCGTGAACGGGGTACCCTCGCACCACCGCTGAAACCGCACAATGTGCTCGCTGTTAACGCTGCACTTCTGGCCTGATACGACTGCTTCTGTCAGTACAATAATCACACGTCACCCTTTCCTTTCTTAACGAGCCTAACTACGTACGCGTCGTGAAGTGCGTGGATCCTGGCAATGTACTCCTCTGTATCTAGACACGCATCAACGGCGGCATTGAGAAGTGCACCAAACTCCATACAAGCTTTACGAAGGATCGCGTCTCGAATGGCGATGTATTCGGCGGAGACTTCATCGACGGGGTCATTCGGCATCGGGGCCCCTTTCGACAGCGTAAACTACGTCAGCACAACGCTGAAGGGCTAGGTCAAGCTCAGCACAAGCGCCGTAGTACCTGGCGCGAGCCCCATCGAGGTCGTCAGAAGACCCGATGCCAACCGTGTCCCACACCGTGAGAGCCGCATCGTACTCGGCGTATGCTACTTCACGTGCTCGGTACGCCGCCTCGCACGCACCATAAGCAAGAAGATGCTTGGCGCGAGTTTCTACGCCGAGATACTCCATGCTCACTCCTTTCCCAGCGGATGCGGCGCGAGCATCACGGGCTGCACCTTGTATCGACAAACCGAGCAATACGTCGGGCACGGGCCGTCATACGACCCCGTGAGATAATCCGCGCACGGCGGGGCCTCTTCCAGTACTGTGAGTTTCTCCGCAGTGGGGATAATCCGGTACACCTGGCCCAGACCAGACGGGTCCCAGCCACAGACTGACTCCCCGGAAAGCCCAGCTACCACGGAGAACCGCTTGGCCGTGGCCTCCACAGCAGCCACAAGAGACTCGCCTTCCACGACCAAATCAGCCTTGAGGCAGGGGATGCTCAGCTTATATTTGTGCATATTGACACTCCTAGACTCTGTGGGTCTTCCGGGGACCACGACGACGGAGGATAACTTCGTACTCAGTACGAGCCATGACATACTCTTCGTAGGCTACTGCGCAAGTCTTGGCGTGCTCGTGAATCACACGCTTGCCAGGGTGGGACTTGAGCCGGTGGTACAACCTTCCGGCTCGCGACCCTCTTCCGAGGGACACCGGCCCCGTTAGGGGTCACAGTCAGAGCACGAGGCACCTCCATCTTTGGTCTCCATGGCCTTCCGTAATCGATCCTGAGCCTCTGTCGCCGAGATTTTCGCGGCTATCACGGCGCACTTCGTTTTTTCAACCGCCTCTAGCGCGGCCATGTACAGGTCGGCATTATATCTGTCGTTGATCGCCTCGCGGGCCGCAACGTACGTATTGTGGGCTTTTTCGGCAGCTGCATCTCGGGCCGCCAGGGCCGCCGTCAGGGTCGCGTCGCGCGCAATCAGTGCGGTCATTTGGGCCGCGTCGTACTGCGCGCGGGCCGCTTGGGCCGCGTCACTCGGCATTGGAGTCTCCTTTGTTATGTGCCTCTAGGACTGGTAGTGGGGCTGCGTCAGGGTGGTAGTCCCTGAGAAACTCCTCCGCTAGCTCACGCAGCGGAGCGAGTGCGGCTACGATGGCCGGGTCCTGATGCAGCTGGCACACCGCGTGGTAAATGAGCTGCAAACTCAGGTGCCTATCCAGGATCGCCCGCGTGCCTCCACAGGACAGGGGCCAGCTGGCGTAGTCCAGGTCGGCCCGTCTGAGGTCGGCCCGTCTGAGGTCGGCCCGTCTGAGGTTGGCCCGTCTGAGGTCGGCCCTTGTACCGGTTTCCGCCGCGCGCCGTAGTTCTTGCCACATTTCATCCCACGTCATTTTTATCCTTTCGTTCCCGTTACGTAGGCCCGCGTGGACTCGATTCCGTAGAGGTCCGCGTCCGTGAAGTCGGCCCCGGCAAAGTCGGCCCCACTAACGCGCGCCCAGCGTAGGAGCGCAAACTGGAAGTCCGCCCCCGTAGCAGCAGCTCCGGATAAATCTGCCTCCGAAAGGTCCGCCCAGCGGAAGTTCGCCCTGTGGAGGTCCGCTTTGTGGAACTTAACTCCGTGGAGGTTCGCCCTGCGGAAGTTAGCCCCAGTGAAATTAGCCCCAGTGAAATCGAGCCCGTGTAGGTCTAACCCTCGGAAGTCCCTCCCAGGGAGGTACAGCGGACTTTGACGGGCCACAGACTGGGCTACAGCTATGATAAGACCATTTCTGGTTTCTGTGCGCGCCATTCGTTTACTCCGGTGGGTACAGAGCTATGATCCCCTGGACCAGCAGGACCAGGACAAGTACTACCAATACGCAGTCATCATTCCATGGCATTCGTTTACTCCGGTGGGTGAAGAGCTATCTGGACCAGCGACCCCAGGACCAAGACCAGCGCTACTAGTATGCAAACCTCGTTTACACCCGGCATCACTGCCTCCGTAGTATTTCCAGAAACGTGTGAGGTCTCGGCCCTAGCCCGTACCACAAGCTCACCAACAAGACCCGAAACCCGTACTCCCGAACCAGTATAACCGGATGAGCCAGTACGTGACGCGTGGTGATTACGCCTATCAGCATGGCCGCTCCTTTTACAGCACCTCGATACGCTCTTCTCGAAGCCAAAAAATCGTCTCGCGGCCCGGGCCTCCAGTTGGCATGTGGCCACCCCGCCGCTCACCGTCTAGGTACAGGTCCAAGGCGTACATGGTACTGTTCGAGCCGCGCACCATGCTGTCATACGCCTGTCTCGCTACACTCTCATTCGGGAAGTAGTACCGAATCGAGCCGTGAAGTTTGTGCTCGACCAAAATAAAGCAATCCGTAGGCTCGAACTGGGCCTCCGCCGCACGAGTCGCAGGGCCTCGGAGCTGATTATGGAGCCGCCCCTCGGGCAGCTTCTCCAGCAAGTACCGCGTGCAAGCCGGCCCCAGCGTCCACACCCACTCCTGTCGAAGCTGCCCACTCTGACCAGGATTTACCGCCCGCCCGTACAGCTCCGGTCGACTCCGCCAGTCTGCCCAGCCCCAAATCGCCTCTTTCGTGTGAATCGAGTCGGTCTTGATGACCACGTTACTTCCAACCGCTTCCACCGTTGTCATGTGTACCTCATACAGTTTGTGATGCAAGCCGGAGCCCAGAATCGAACTGGGGCCTCCCGTTTACAAGACGGGGGCTCTACCACTGAGCTACTCCGGCAACGGCTTCAACCGTTACGACTACCGACCTTCCTCTTGGTACCATTGCGACACGGCCCTTGCGTGCTCAGCTTCAGCCTCGTCACAGTCCTCGTTGCTGTTGTCCACGGCCTCCGCGTGGTGGTCCACCGCCGCGCGGTCTATCCGCATCTGGGTGAACGCTCGCTCGGACTCCTCCGTGGATACGGCCAGCCTCCGCTGCGCGTCCGCCAGGGCATTTTGACGCGCAATGCGCTCAGTCAGTGCTCGGTCCACGTCGCGCGCGGCCTTCTCAACTTCTAGCACGCGCCTTGTTCGGGGGTACATGCTACGCCCCCTCTACGGTCGCGGTATACGTCCCGCACAGCTGAACTGGCCCCTGGTGTGTTGCCCTGACTACGCTACCAGCTGGGTACCGACCACGCAGCTGATGCGCCAAGAGCACCACCGCCGACGAAGGGCTAGTAGTGCTCACCTTGTGGATTACGCCTTGGGGGTCGTTGTCTACCTGCAATCGATACTGTACACGCTGAGAGGTCATGTGGCGTCCTTTCGTTCATGCGTCCGACCTACTTGCAATTGCTCGGCCACCTTGACCGCGCCGTATGCCGTTCGCGCGGCCGAGACTTCCTCCCTGGCCTTTATGAACTGTAGGGCCACCGCCGCGTATGTGACGACAGCCTTACGCAGACGGTCGCGGGCATCCCTGAGTCCTGGTGGGTCCTTCGGGTTCATCTTGAGGTCCCGTGCGACCGCCCTACGTCGGGCCTTGTCCCCGTCGACGTATATCTGGCACGCCCGGGCGGAGGTCAAAAATGGCCGCGCCCCAGCGGGCTTGTTGACCTGCCCAGCTATCGACCACAGCCGCGCTACTCGCTCGTATTGCCGGCCGTATACCATATGCGGGACTGTAGTCGTAGCCGTGGTCATGGTGAAGGTGCAGCCTTTGTAGATCATGGTGGTCTCCGTTGAACCTACAGTGTGGGGATACCGAGCGCCTCGCACGCGGCAATGTAGTTGTATGCCTCAAGAGCATTGTCGTACTCAGCGATAACCGCGTGGTACTCCGCGGTAGCCGCACGGAAGCTTTCGAGAGCTGCATTGTGCTCGGCGACCGCCCTGTCGTAGTTGGTAGACTCCCTAGCCCTGTCAAGCTTGGTCTCGGCCCGGTCGTATTCCAGGCCAACTACGTGGCACTTATCTTGGGCCTCGTCACGATTGCATAACGCCTCATGGTACGTCTTGCGCGCCGCGTAGTATTTGTCACGGGCTACGTTTGCCGAGTCACACGCTAGGTCGTATGTGGCCTCGGCGCTGCGGGCCGCTTGGGCCGCGTCACACACCCTGTCACGGGCCGCGTTGTACTCGGCAAGGGCTGTGTTACGAACTTCCGCTAGGTCGATGAGCTGTTTTGTCGTCATCATGACCCTCAGTAGAGCACGCAGTGTGCCAGATTAGGGGCTAGGGATTGCGGGGGGTTACGTCGGTGGGCGAGGGGGTCACGGGTGCCTCTGAGTCGATCTTGAGGACCTGGGAGGCCGCGAGGGCTTCGGAGTATTCGGCGTAAGCCAGTTGGCATTTCTCGTCGTGTCTGGAGAGGTTGCGGCGCCCGGAGCGAGCCGTTTTGCGCCTCTCGAAGCAGGCCGTCATGTACTTGTCATAGGCTGTTTCGACGGCACGGCGCGCGCGTGCGAGACTCCGCTCGGCGGCCTGCGTAGCCGCTGCGTGGTCCAGAGCAGCTAGGTTCTTGGCGGCCGTGTCCTGTTCGTGTTTGTAGTGGGTCACAAGTCCTCCGGTATAGACACGCCCGCCAGGTCCTGCGTATTGCTTGCGACGGTCGTGTTGACTTCCTTGAAGTATGCTACGGCCCTGTCGTAGTTGGTAGACTCCCTAGCCCTGTCAAGCTTGGTCTCGGCCTCTGTGTGCAACGCGCGGAGCTTCTCCAAGTTTTCCTCCGCGTTGCTGAGAATAACTGCTAACGCGATCTGGCTCGAGAGCGATACGTACATTGTGGGCCTCCAATTCCGTGTTCATCTGAGAGTCATGCACTTCGGAGGCCCATCCGAACCACCGGCCGGGACTACGAGTTCGCGCACTAGGTGCGGTCGGGACTACGCGGTAGTTTTATTGGGGAGCTCGCGCTTGTGCCCGGTACGTCCTCGTATTCGTTCATTGTTTCTGTCTGCGTAATTTCGGTGGCGGACTGCGTAGTTTGCGTGACACCCCGAAGGGCGTTTCTCAGGGCGCCCTTTTCAGCTTTCCTGGTCGTCATGACATCTCGGTACAGCCCACGGCGTATTTCGGGGTTGGTTTCCACAGCTTCGAGTGCGATGTCCAGCAGACCTCGGAGGACTCTCGACAAGGGGATTGCTTTACGGTTAGTCACGAAAGCGTCAATGGCTTTGTACTCCGCGTATTTTTCACGGTACCCCAAAGCCGTAACTGAGTTCGCCCACGCCACCTCGGCGGCCAGGTCTTCGGCCGCTAATACGGCGTGCCGAGCACCAAGTTCCTGGCGGAGGGTCTCGATAATGGCCACAAGGCGCTGCTCGGATACCTCGGAGATATCAAATGTCAAGGGCATTCTGGTCCTCACGTACATGTAGGGTGGTAGGGGCAACTTGGGGCTGGCTGTGTGTGTGTGTACCGTCACTAGTGTGAGGCAGGGTGGGGAATAGACCTCCGATTCTGGGTGGAAGTTCTTGGCACGATGGCTGCATAGATAGGGGTGGGAGATGTAGGCAGATACCTGTGCATCTGTGCTGTAAGTCCGCACGTGGGGTACGTAAAACTGGTGTAGGTCCCCAATGATTCCGGGAGTGTGCGAATAAACCAGCGCACGCTTAGTGTTTCCCTAGCAATTTCTAGTGTGTATCGCATGTTACGCGTACGCCCCCAAACTATATAGGGACTACTTATGTTCAATATCTTATTTCTTCTCTACTTCTACTACTACTTTTAAGAATAATAAAGCGTACTCTGTAACTGGTTATACCTATTGGCTTGTTTCAACAAACAAACTGCCGTAACACGCCGTACGTGCCTGTTTACCGGAATAGTTTCCCCCCGAGCACTCGGGCCGCGGCATTGGTGGGATAGCGGCCCACATGCGGGTGGCGGGGCGAAGTGGAACGGCCGAGAATTTAGGCCGTGCATTGCATCGTAATGCTTGGTGGTGTAGCATGTGGTCATGACGCTGCACACCGAGCATTTCCCCTCCGAGCCAAAGTCGAAACGCGAAGGGCACTTCGAGGGGGCGGAGACTCTCAGTGTACAGTCCCGTGTGTTTGCCGTTGCAGCAAGCGCTGAGCCCCAAGCACGCAGCCCCAAGCACGCAGCCATCAAGCCCAGATCAATGCGCCGAGTAGCGCACGACACCGAGCTCAACTCACAGTCAATCCACTACCTGTCACAGCGCGCAGAGCTAAACTCACAGTCAACATACGCAGCGCTACGTACTGCGCGCCCTGCCATGACTGGGCGTGAATCTTATTTTGGGAACCGAGGGGGTGGTACCCGGGGCTTTGGGCTGGGGGCTAAGCGCGGGGGCCCCACGCTCCAAAAATTTGCAATTCCCACACGGTTCTTAACCCAGAGTGAACTATGACTCTACTTCAGATCGCCGAGATCGCGTACAAGGTGGAGCACAAGAGCCGAGCGCAAAGAGGCTTAGACCCTGGAACAGAGTGGGGAGACCTCCCTGAACTCTCCCAGCGTTCGATCTCGATATGGGTAACCAAGCGACAGAGGGAGCTCCTATCGCAGGGCCCGATACCAGACTTCGACAGCACCCGACTTATCGATGCGCTCATTCCGTTAGTCCCTGTGATCAAGGTAACTCGATGAGCCGGAAACTCCCCCTCCCTAGGGCGAGCCGAGCAAAGAAACCCGCGACCGGAAAGCTAGGAGATGCCCCCGTCGGATGCGTAGCTCGTTGCCAAGGGGCCGACCACGCCCGGGGCTGTGCTACCTACGACAAACTCTTAGTGCAGGCTCGAAAAGAACCGACCAGAGACGAGCCGAGGAGGGACCCCCGAGAACGTTCCAGCAAAGCCACGGTGGAATATGTAGGGGGGCCCGGGCAGACGATTGACCCCAGACTCAATCCAGGCCCCGATATGATCCGACAGTCAAAGTTCTTGGAGACCACGCGCTCGTTCGTACTGCCGCAGTCGGTGATGCGTGCGCTAGAAGTGCTCAAAGAACAAAACTTCCGGGTCCGAAAGGAGTTGGAACAGGACCCCGCCATGTGTGGCGCCGTGAAAGAACTGGCCGGGTTCTCTCTGGAGCGATTGGTATTCATAGCTGCCGGCAAGGTTCACAAGAGTAAAGCAGCTGCTATGCTGAAGGCATCGGCGATCCTACGCCAGGAGACCTGTGAACCGCTGGTGACGAAGACCGAGATCGACGCATCTTTGTCCCTGGCGAACATGGTGGCGGCCGCAACCGCACAGAACACCCCGAGCATGAAAACAGCCGAGCAGGCTTTAACTCTCATGAGGGCGGAAAAGGAGGACGACCATCGGATCGCGGTGCTGAAGGGAGAATGCGAGGATGCGTAAGGCGCCGCGCGCCAAGCGGACCGAACGGCCCGCCCGGTCCGTATCCTTAGTTGACTGGCAGTTGACGAATTCCCGCGCCAAAGAAGCTGCAACACCACCCGCAGTATCCCCCACCCCGGGCTCGACCGTGGCCGTAACGCCGGTCGAGTCTGAGTTTGAAGTCGCGGTGAGGAACTTGGCGCGGTGGCAGCGTGACCCCGTGGCTTTCGTACGGGAGGTCTTCGGCGCTGAGCCCGACGACTGGCAGCTCGACGCGCTTAACGCGATGGCCCGGGGAAATTTTCTTGTGTGCATGAAAGCATGCAAGGGCCCCGGGAAATCCTGTCTACTGGCGTGGGCGATATGGTGGTTCTTGCTGTGCTTCGAGTCGGCTAAGATTCTGGTGACTTCGATCACCGCGGAGAACCTACGCGACAACCTGTGGGCCGAACTGGCCATGTGGCGTGGCAAGAGCAAGCTCCTCCAAGCCGTGTTCGAGACGCAGAGCGAGAAAATCTACGCTCGGGAGGCGCCCGAGACTTGGTTCGCTGCTGCAAGAACCTGGCCAAAAGATGCGGACAAGACCAAACAGGCTACGACTCTCGCGGGGCACCACGCGAAGAACACGATGATTGTCCTGGACGAGGCGGGAGGCATCCCGGTAGGGGTCCTGGCTGCCGGGCTGGCTCACCACGCAACGCAGGGGACGGGGACCGAAGTCCACTATACCCTCATGGCCGGAAACCCCGACACGCTCGACAGCGCGCTCGGGTGGGCCTGCACCGAGGACTCGGCTAACTGGTGGGTGAAAGAGATCACCGGGGACCCCGACGACCCTCGACGGGCCAAGCGCATAGATAAGCAGTGGGCGCTGGGGCAAATCGAGAAATTCGGGCGGGACAACCCATGGATCTTGGTTAACATCTTCGGGAAGTTCCCACCGGTGGCACATGACCGGATACTCGGGCCGGACCAGGTTCGAGCGGCGATGGAGATATCGATCCCGGACCAACTGTGGATGCGGCATCCTCGGGTAATGGGCGTGGACGTGGCGCGGTCCTTGGAGCGTAACCGGTCCGTGTTGGCACGTAGGCAGGGGCCCGTAGTGTTCCCGTTCCTGGTCTACCGGTTCGACGACTTGGAGGTACTGAGCAACCAAATCGCGTTCGAGTTCGCCCGGTGGCCCGCGAGGTTGATTGTCGTCGACATGATGGGAGTAGGTGGCGGAGTCCTGGACCATTTACGGGCGATCGGGCTTCCCGCCGTGGGGTTCAACGGCTCACTCCCCGCAAGAGATAGTAAGTTCCAAGATCGAAGAACTGAGACATACTGGGCGTGTAGACAGATGGTCCTTGGGCATAACAAGGTGCCCACGATTTCACTACCTAATATGCCGGAGCTGGTGGCGGAGCTCACGTGTCTGAAGTTGGAGTGGAACCGTAAAGGCCAAATACGCGTAGAGTCGAAGACCAAGGCGGAAGAACGGGGAGTCGTGAGTCCTGATATCGCGGATGCGCTTACGATGACCTTCGCGGAGCCGACCCAGGCCGAGCCCGATCGGTACACACCGGAGAGTACCCGCCGAGCATTACATGAGATTGACCAAGAAGACCGATCGTTTCAGTCCATGGACAAGGAGATGTCCGCATGATCGCAGGAACTCAAAGTTGGTTTCCGGGGAAAGTACCAGCTCAGCCGGACGCCGCGGATGAAGCTATTCGTAATGCGAGGATCATGGAACGACGGAAGCAGACGGGGCTAGCGGGCCGGATGTCTACATTTCTCACGGGAGGCAAAGGAGACGAGCAAAACCTGGTGCCTGACCCGACCATCAACAAGACCTTGTTGGGAGGATAGATGCTCCAGCCAATCAAAACAGCGGAGGGTAGAGCGGCCGACGAGGCCACGCTGTTTAGACGGGTCAACCAGAGAATCGCTGGGCTGGAGAGTGAACGGTCATCGTTCATGGCGCACTGGCGCAGCCTCAATGACTACATTTTTCCGCGTCGGTTTCGGGGGTTGGTCACCGATAAGAACAAGGGGTCCATCAGGTACTCACGTATCCTGGACAACTGTGCGACCCGAGCAGCGCGGACCTTGGCCTCGGGAAAAATGGCGGGGGAGACTTCGCCGGCGCGGCCGTGGTTCCGGTACGTGGCCGGTAACCTGGAACTGATGGAGGATTACGAGGTCGCCTCATGGTGCTCTCAGGTAGAGTCAATCGTGACGGCGGCACTCGCTAAGTCGAACGCCTACGTGTGCTTCCATAAACTATGGGAGACCCAAGGTGTATTTGGGACCGCCGTTCTCTACGTAGAGGACGATGACGAGAATGACCTGTGGTGCTCCGTAGTTCCATTGGGGCAGTTCTACCTCGCTTCTGGGACACGGAAGTATATTGACACCCTGTACTGGCAACTCAGTATGACGGTGGAACAAGTAGTAAAAGAGTTCGGGGCGGATAATATCTCGGTGTCTCTGGCCGAAGCGTGGAAGGCTGGAAGGCTAGACGAGTGGGTGACGGTTCTCCACGTCATAGAGCCGAACACGGACCGAGTAACCGGCATGATCGACAACAAGAACATGCCGTACCGGTCGTTGTGGATGGAGACGGCGGCAGGAGAGAACCACACCAAATTCCTCAGAGTCTCCGGATTCGAGGAGCGCCCGTTCATGGTCGCCCGGTGGGGGACCGATGGCGAGGATCTGTACGGAACAGGTTGTCCTGGGATGGATGCTTTGGGCGATGTCAAGACTCTACAGGTGCTCGCCAAAAAACACCTGATAGGTGTCGAGACCCTGATGACACCCCCGATGAAAATACCTGCATCGGCCAAGTTATCGAGAGCGTCCGCACAACCTGGGGATATCACGCACCTAGATGAGACGGCAGTAGGGAAGTTCGAATCCGTGTTGGACATCCCCCCGGCAGCTATTGAGGCAGTAAATAACTCCATGGCGATCCATGAACGACGGATCATGGAGACATTCTACGCCACATTGTTCCTCATGATTTCGATGGACGAGCGGACCCAGCCGTCTACAGCGCGTGAAATCAATGAGAGGCACGAGGAAAAAATGCTGCAACTGGGTCCTGTGATAGAGCAGGACCAGACCGACGTACTCGGGCCGTTTCACAACCGAGTGGTGGGGATTCTGGCGCGAAAAGGCAAGCTTCCTCCCGTGCCTAAGAAACTTCTAGGCCAAAGAGTACAAGTTGTGAATGTTTCGATCATGGCCCAAGCACAGAAACTTCTAGGCACATCGGCGACAGAACGCGCGGTGTCCTTTGTCGGGTCGCTGGCCGCGGTCAAGAAAGAGGTCTTAGACAACTTGAACATGGACCAGATTATCCGACGGTACTGCGGGGCACTGGGGCTGTCGCCGTCGGACTTGAACCCTAAAGAGGTCGTGGAAGCTATGCGGCAGCAACGACTGTCGTCGGAACAGAACACCGCGGCGATGGAACAGTCACTGGCGGCGGTGCAGGGGGCCAAAGTTGCGAGCCAGACCGACATGTCCGGGGACACGGCGCTGTCGAGGTTGGTTAATACTGTGGGTGGTGGGCAGGGGGAGATCTGAGAATGCCTGGCACGAACGCGCGAGAGCGGATGAAATCCCAGGAGAACCGGGAACTCCGGGACCGAGATAATAACCTAGCCTCGGTGCTGAGCAGTCCAGAAGGGCGCGCGTTCGTGTATGATCTAGTCTACAGGCGGGCGGGACTGGAGACGATAGCCCCGGAGGGTCTAGACCGGGCGGTGTATGAGGGTAGACGGTCAGTAGGAGTAACTTTGATGCTAGAATTACAGGACGTTCACGCCGGAAAACTCCTCCAGATGTTGCAGGAAGGGATCACGGCCAACCACAAGTCCCGCACGGCTTACGCGGCGGCGCAGGATACAGATGGAGATGATGATGAGTGAGACAGCCGCAGTCCCCGCGGTGGCACAGGCAGTAGAGACCCCTACCGTCGCAGTGACACCAGGCGCAGTGACGACAGGAGCATTGGTGCCGCCCCCGGTCGCGGTAGCTGTCGCCCCCGCAGTTCCGGAGACGCTGCTTAAGGGAGAACCGGAGGCGGCGAAAGAACTGGAATTGACGTTCAAGGAAGGGTCCGAGCCGGACAAGGACCTCGTAGACCAGTTCCTGCCCATGGCTAAGGAGCTGAAACTCTCCAAGGAGGCCGCACAGAAACTCTACGACCTGTACGTATCCGCTCAGGATAAGGTGGGCACAGCGCACACGGAGCGCGTCGTGGGATGGGCGAAAGAATCCCGGGAGGACAAGGACTTCGGAGGTGCGAACTTCGACACGAATCTTGCGGTAGCGAACAAGGCTCTGGGGCGGCTCGGGACGCCCGCATTGCGGGAGTTGTTGCAGGCAACTGGCTTGGGGAATCACCCGGAGATTATCCGGGCGTTCTATCAGGCCGGCAAAGTCCTACCTGAAGACCGACTCCCTGGGGGGTCGAGTAAGCAGGACGGGGCGTCGGACAAAGAGGCGCAACTTCGAGCATTATTTCCAAACAGTCCTGGTATGTTCTCCAAAACCTAGAAAGGTACGTGCATGGCTACAATCGTAGATCAAGGATATCCCAACCTGGGAAATATCCTCACCCGGTGTGGTGCAAACGGCGAGCTTCTGCCGATGGGCGAGGTGCTGAACCAGAAGTCGGATTGGTTGCGGGACATACCCTGGGTGGAATGCAACCTGGCGACCGGACACCAGCTGTCCCTTCGTACAGGGTTGCCTTCGGCTCAGTGGAGGTCCATAAACCAGGGTGTCAGCAACACCAAGACCAATGCGGCCGTGTTCGTGGAGTCCACGGGGATGCTGGAGGACCGGGCGGAAGTCGACGTGGACGCACCGGTCAACCTGGCGGATTTCCGACTCAGTGAGGAGCGCGGGAAGATCGAGGTGATGACTCAGGCGTTTTCGTCGGCCGTGTTCTACGAGTCCATCTTCGACAACAACGACCGGATTCACGGTCTGACTCCACGCTACGGTGGGACCACCGGGTACACGTCTTCATCCTACGTGCTGAAGGGCTCGAATGGTGGAGCCAATGCGTACTCCGTGTGGCTCATCGACTGGGACATCGACAAGACCTTCGGGATCTACCCCAAGGGCTCGATGGCCGGGTTGAAACGGCAGGACCTCGGAGAACTCGATGTCCTGGACTCAGCCGGTAAGAGGTTCCGGGCGCTCGCCACGAAGTTGCAGTGGAAGTGTGGGATCGCCGTCAAGGATTACCGCCAGAACTGCCGTATGCAATGGGACCCCGACGACGCCACGAACTTCGCTGACACCACGAAGGGCATGTACCTGGGACTTCAGAACATGCTGTGCACCGTCCAGAACCTCGGCCCTAATGCCCGGTTCTACATGAACAAGTACTCGTTCATGAAGTTGCTCGCCCAGCTCGCGTCGAACTCCGCAGACTTCTTGAAGTACATCGCGATGGACGGCCGGATGATCCCCTCGTTCCTCGGAGTCCCGATCCGACTCACTGAGGCTCTCGTCGCCGAGACGGCGATTTCGTAAGAAAGGGAAAACACATGCTCGATGCTTCTTTGCTTCTAGACAAGACCCCAAAGGTCATAGCGGCCGCGAGTCCGGCTATCGATGTGATCTCCTCGAACGTCTCCGACCAGGTGACGGCGGTAAAGCTGTTCGAGGGTAGCACTCGGAATCCTCCGAGGTTCATGGTGGGCATTAAGATCACAGCGGGTACGTCCCCTACCGTTCGTGCCCGGTATGTCGGGGCGGATGACGCGGCGCTCACGAGCAACGTGGTCATTCTCGCCGACTCAGGTACTCGCACGAAGGACACGGACGGTACCGCTCTGGCGTCGGGGGACTTCGTTGCCCTCGATATCCCGGTCTCCGGTCAGACCATCGCGAAGCGGTATTACGGGGCCATCTACACCCCGGGCGTAGTTGATGAGGCCCTGGAAGTGACGGCTTCGATCGTGGAGTCGGCTCAGACCCATGACGCGTACCGCAAGGCCGCCGTTCCGTAAGTCAACCAACTGGGGCGGGCTGAGAGTCTTCGGCCCGCTTCATTCCACAGGAGAGAAGATGCAGCGATTTTATACGACGGTCACTCGATACGTTAACGGCAAGTTGGTTGTCGCTTCTCCGGAGCACCCAGCGCTGGTAGAATTTCCGGATGAGCTGGTGGTCTCGAAGACGGACAAGAGTCTAACGCCCGCGGAAGAGACGCCGGGAGTTCCACGAGCGGTACCCGTGGCCGGCAAGATTCAGCCTCCGCACGGGGCCCAACCGGCAAAGGCGCCCAATATGGCTACAAGAGACCATGACAAACGCGCGTCCGATGTAGACCCAGCAGCCTAAGAGGGCACCATGAACGAGGTAGAGATCTGCAATATCGCGCTCGGGAATCTTGGGGTCACGGCCTACATAACGTCCTTGGACGAGGCCGTAAAAGAAGCGGAGACATGCAAGGTCTACTACAATTTCGTTCGAGAGCGCTGCTTGGCGTCGTTCCCCTGGCCCTTCGCAACACTTCGGGCGGTTCTGGCTGAACTAGCGGAGGAGCCGACTCGGGACGGATGGGCCTACATTTACGGGCTGCCCGCGGGGTGTCTCCAAGAACGGAAAATTTGGCCGGTCTTAGACAACCCAGACCTTGAGGACTTATACGGGGAGCCGGTTTCTATCACTGGCCTCCGTAATCCCAGGTCTGATCAACGGGTTCCTTTCGCGGTGGAGAAATCGAGTCTGAGCGAAGGCCGGGTTCTTCTCTGCGATTTGCCGGACCCGGTCTTGTTTTACACCGCGGATGTAGTGGACCCAGTGTCATACCCTACGTTGTTCGTAGACGCGTTTAGCTGGTGGTTGGCGCACTCGTTAGCGCTTCCGCTGACTGGTAAGGTTTCACTGGCGGACCGGTCGTGGAAGGCTGCCATGCTAGCCATTGCGGCCGCACAGGCGGCAGCGATGAACGGCCAGCAAGAAGATGTCCCACCAGAATGTGAGCTGATAGCCACAAGGTGGTACTAGATGCCTACTGTCAGGCAGCGAACCTTCGCGGGCGGGGAACTAGCCCCCACACTGCATGGTAGAGACGACCTAGCGAGGTACTCGAATTCGCTTCGTACATGCAAGAACATGGTAGTCACACCCCACGGAGCGTTGCAGAATCGAACGGGAACGGTCTTCGTAGTAGAGACGAAGGGATCTGGAGCGGTTCGTCTAAAAGAGTTTGTGTACTCTAATAGCTCGGTTTTCCTGCTGGCCTTTAGCCACCAACATGTTCGAGTTTATCGGCTAGGAGTGCAGGTGGCGGGTTACGCAACACCGTATCTGGTGGCGGACCTTAGTCTACTGAAATTCGCACAGCGCGGGGCGGTTCTTTCGATTACTTGTACGGGGTACGAACCACGGGACTTCACGTTATTGAACGCGTCAGGGACCCGTTGGTCGCTTACAGCCACACCTAGAGGCCCGTATTTGTCTTATCCTGTTGGTCCTGTGACGGTGTGGCTTGATAACTGGGTCGCCGCGTGGGCGACAGACGGTATCCCGAAGTTATGGAGTTTCGGAGTCACCGCAGTCTACGCGGACGGGTCCGAGTCGCTGCTGCTTGCTACGAACGAAGTACTACTCGACCGGATAGAATACTCCGCGAGTGTAAAATGGGTCTCGGTTGGTATCCCAGCTACTCGGTTTAACATCTACCTCGGCCGGGGTGGTTTGTGGGGGTTTTTGGACTCGGTAGCGGCGAAGCCGGGGACGTTTTCGTACCAGTCATATCAGGACACGACAGGGGCGCAGGATACCCAGAACAAGGTGCAGGCGGCGCCGAGTGGTGGGATTTCGGGTAATCTCGGGGTGGGGATTCTGACGCCAATAGCAGTGCAGAACGCGGTGAACCCACCCGATTTTTCTACGACACCTCCGACAGGTGAGCGTCCGTACAAGACCGTACCGACTGCCTGGTTATCGCATAACAGGTACGAATTGGGTGATCGGGTAACCGCTGGCGGGTACACGTACGAGTGCCGAGTAGCTGGGTTCTCGGGGTTAACTGCACCAACAGTTATGGTAGGGTCTCAGACAGATGGCGCGCTGTACAGAGCGCCGAGTACTGCCTATGTTCTTGGGGATCTCATCTGTAATGATGGGTGGACCTGGATGTGCGCACAGGCGGGAACATCGAGCGCGGATTTGTACCATCCTACAGCGAAAACGGCGACCGATGGCGGTGCGATGTGGGCGATGCACGGGTACGGTGGGCAAGTAACGTGGAAGGTGGTTCAGCTGGGAGTGGCGCCCGCGGAATATCCCGCGGTGAACGCGTACTACGAACAACGCCGGATTTACGCAGGTGGGGTGGCATGTATCGACCAGCCAGCTGGGGCGAGTAGACTTCGCGGTTCTAGGATCGGAGCTTACAATGACTTCGATGTGAACCAGGTCGTGCAGGGTGATGATTCTCTTGACTTCTGGGCTTCTTCTAGAACGTATGAAGAGGTGCGTAGTCTACTGCCTTTAGGCAGTCTAGTTGTGTTCACAAATAGCACGGTCTGGTCGGTCAGTGCTGGGTCGGGGGCTGACGGGGCGCTCACGCCGTTCAGCATCCGTATGCGGCCGCAGTTATCGATTGGCAGTTCTTGGCTCGATCCTTTGGTAGTTGGGTCCGTGGCGTTGTTTCTACAAGACAACGGCCGCGTAGTTCATGCTTTGCAGTTCAACCCAGAGGCAGACAACTTCAAGGAGTCTGTGGTTTCAGTCTGGGCTACGCATTTACTGGAGTATCGTACGGTCATCGACTGGGCCTACGCGAAGCAACCGTCAGGTGTAGTCTGGGCCGTAGGGAGTGATGGGGCTCTACTGGGGCTGACCTTCCTACCAGAATTCGAAGTAGCTGCATGGCACCAGCATGATACAGACGGTGTAATCGAGAATGTCTGTACGGTTCCAGAGAACGGAGAGGACACGGTCTACGTGGTAGCGCGTAGAACGGTCGGTGGGGTAGCCCGTAGGTACATTGAGAAGCTGAGTACTCGGCGTACAACACGCTTACCAACAGGAGCCGTAGATGCACGAATGTGGGTATTCTTGGACGCCTCCGTCCAGCTCGTGAGCAGTTCGAAGGTTACGGTTTTGACTGGGCTGGGGCATCTTGAGGGGAAGTCCGTAGGAGTACTGGCGGACGGTAACGTACTCACCCCCAGGATCGTAGTGTCTGGGCAGATTAGCATCATCGACGAGATGCCGGACGGCGCGAATATTATTACGGCCGGGCTTCCATTTACGTCTGTGGTAGAAACCTTAGATGCTACGTCTTCGGAAGTAGAACTGCGCACAAGAAAGAAGGCTGTTACGGAAGTAGGATTAGAAGTTCTAGATACCCGAGGAGTGGAGGTGGGCACGTCCTTAACTGGACTGCGCGCGTATAAACAACGGCAGGTGATGGATTCTTACGGCGCGGTAGCGACCTACAGCGGGCTTCTGAAAATATCCCTGGGGACGAGTTTTGACTACCCGAGCAGTATTGTTGTCCGACAGTCTGACCCACTATCACTCACTGTTCTGAGCATCTCAAGGGAGATAAACTTTGGTGCAGATTAGACGAGAACCCGCGGGAGTCATTGATGTACCAGCAGCTGTGGCCGCGATGCGCGAGGAGGACTTGTGGGGACTGATGGCACTCGGGGAAGACCCACCCGAGGGGTTGTTGGCGGCGATTAGATTCAGCACGAAACCAGAAAAGATATTTTTCGACGGGGAACTGACGGCGATCTGGGGTGTGGTGCCGTATTGTTTACTGACAGGACATGGTATGCCGTGGGTTCTGACTACGGCCGCCGTGAATAAGTATCCTATCGCGTTTTACAAAGAGAGTATGCGGGTGGTCTCGGAACTCCGGACTCGGTACAGCCGGTTGTACAGTTTGATCGACTCCAGGCACACTTCCTCGTTGAAGTGGGCGGACCGGCTCGGATTCAAGGTCGAGCTACCCCAGGCGCTCGGCCCAAATGGTATGCTGTTTTCCAGAGTTACGATGGAAGGAGCCCGACCGTGATAGCAGCTCCGATGGCGGTAGGATTGACGGCACTGGGTACCGGTGTAGGCGTCGCCGCGCAGTTATCGGCTGCTGAAGCTCAAAAGAACGTCCTGTACCAGAACGCGGAGATGGCTCGGTTAGCGGGTAAAGATGCCGTACGTAGGGGTATGCAGGCCGCAGGGCAGTCTCTAGCGGCTGGGTCCCGGGCTGTGGGGTCGGCGCGTGCGGCCGCTGCCGCGTCGGGGGCCGACGTGTATTCTGGGAGCGTGATAGACATCCTCGGGACTACCCGGCTGATGTCGAAGCTAGACGCGGAGACCGCACAGGTAAATGCGGCCTCCGAGGCGTGGAGCCGGGGGCTCCAGGCGCAGAACTTCGCGAACGAAGCTGGTTCCGCAGGAATCAAAGGAACTTGGGGCGCGGGGAGCACGTTACTCGGCGGGGCAACAAATGTACTGAGCACAGGGTACTCAATGGGGTTGTTTCCTAAGTTCGGCTAGGACGGCACTATGGCGATTCCAGTTATTGCTGAAAGTCAAGTCGCGCAGCGGCCGCTCAGTCCGGTGTTCCAAGAGGCCGGGCAGATTACCCCGGAGAACTTCGGTGGGGGTGTAGGACAGGCACTAGCGGGGGCAGGGGCCGGACTTGGGCAGGTAGTCGCGAAAGAACGAGAGAAGAAAGCCCGTGTCG